GATCCTGCACCACCATCATTGAATCCTGCACCTGCAGCATTTGATAATGTATGAGCATTTGCTGTAGTAGCTACAAAAGTTAATCTTAGACCGTCATGAGTAGTAGCTGTTGGATTAGCTAAAGTCATTGCTGCTACACCTGCTTTAGTTATAGCAAAAGTTTTATTACCAGATGGAATTGTAATTGCACCATCTCCAGTTACAGCACTAATTGTATTTTTAAATACAGGAGCTGATGTAAAGGTAGCAATACCTGCAAAAGTACTAGTACTAGTTACTGATAAGATAGTAGTTGTAAAAGAAGTAGCAAAAGCATTGATAGCTGCTATAATTTCTACTATTTTCTCATATTGTCTTTTAGGAAAAGCCTTAATATCAGGAGTACCTAAAGACGGATTTGTTGGGTTATTAATTGCCATTTATTTTAATATTTTTTTATTTAATTATTATTCGTTAGTATTTAATAAATTGTTAAAACCAGGTGTTCTTTTAGACTCTATATATTCGAGAGCAATTGCTACTGCCATATCTACTATTTCTGTATGAGTATGTGCTGAAAGTTCACAATTAATACTACCTGATAAGCTAACTCTAATAGGTTCTTTAATATATCTTAAAGTGTAATTATTAATAGTAGATGTTGAATCAGCTATTAGCTCCACTCTACTATTTTCCATCAATCTTAATACTTTATTAGTATTAGGCTTTTTAAATGGATCTTTAATTACTTTTGAAAATTCATTATGTTCTATTGGTCTAACTTCTACTAGTTCTGTAACATCTTCATCATCACATCCAGTGTAAGTTATAGTAGCTCTTTCTTGAATTATAAACCAGTAATCAGTAGGTAAGTTAAAGAATCTAGCATTAGTATCTATATTATCAGTAGCATATGCTAATGGTGCTAAAGTTACCTGTCTAGTTATAGCTTTTAAATCATCTGCTCTTTTTTGAGTTTCTTCAAAAGACTCCTTTTTAGTATTAGTAGTACCATATCTTTGCTTTACAAATCTATCTTGTGCCTGATTAAGAAGTAAATCTATTTCAGAAGGTAAGATGTTTGGTAATAACAAAGCATCAAGTTTATCATACCTAACTTTGAATTCAGTATGCATTTGAGATATGATCATCTTCTAGTTACTTTGTTGCTTTTTTAACTCGATCTTTAATAGAGATTTTAACTTGTTGATATTTTAAATCACTTAAGTATTCTATTACAGCATCTGTAGAACTTCCTATTGGATCTTCTCCATTATAGATAGTATGTCCTCTTTTAACTAAAACTTTCTTTTCTAAAGCTTCTAATAATAAAGCTCTTGTTTTCATGTTAGGGTCATTCAATGTATCTAAGAATATTTTAGGATTCTTTTCAACCTCTTTAAATAATTCTGCCTTAACCATTGTTTCAGACATATTATCTATTCCTGACTTACCAAACACTCTTAATGCAGAACGTTTTTCTTCAATTGTTGCTTCTTGGAATTTCTCAATAGCTGATAACTTGTATTCAATTACTGTTGATTCTAATTTAGCTTTTTCTTCAGGATCATCTATGTAAAATAGTGCACCTGGTTGTTTTGTTAATTCAAATTCTGAATTAGCAATTCTACTATGAGCTTTAATAACTCTTTCTTTAATTTCATCCTGTGGACCCATCAAAGTAAAGTATGTAGCTTTATCATTGTTTAAAATGATTTCTAACTCTCCCCAATAAGGAGACTTTTTATTTAGTGTACCTTTAGGAAGATTTAACTCTGTTTCAAAAGCAGCTTCTTCAGATGCACTTAAACCGTTTTTATATAATCCTGTATTACCATCTAATTGTGTTGTAAAAACTGTTTTTGTTTTTGTATAAGATGATACCCCACTAAATTTAATTTTAGTAATTGGTTTAATTACTAAGGTTTTAATACCTTCATCAGTTATTGTTTTTTCCATTTCCTTGTTTTTTTTATTACCCTGTTTTAAAAATAAGAGGTGTTTGAAGCACACCTCTCAAAGCTTTTAAATTACTATGATAAACCAGACACATCCAAAATTAATTGAGCTGCATCAGTTGGATCTTTTAACATGATACCACATTCAGTCATTGCCTCAAAAGTATATCCATCTACAGAACTTGCAGAAGAACCATTCTTTTTAGGACCATAAGGACCGTACATTCCTTCAATATAAGTAGTTACCATCTCACGATCCTGAGCATATACCTTTTGAATATTAGGCTCACCCTTAGAGTAAGACTTAAAGTTCAAGAAAGTTGCTTTATAAGATTCAGCAGGACGACCTGTTTGAGGGTGTAATAGACGGTTACGAACAGTGTCATTATAAGGTTTATATTCTTTTAATGTAAACTTGTCTCCGTTTAAACCAACATATTGTAAGAACTGACCTTCTAAAGTTAAGTTTTGACCTGAACCTGAAACAAACTTACTATCAACTAACGTGAAGTTAGAAGCAGAGCGTTTCATAGCTTGATCAAATAAATCCATAAAGTTACGTCCACAAAGAGCAACATACTCACGAGGTCCATCTTCAGTACCGTTGAATGCTAAATCATTCATAAAGTTACGAATGGTTTGTTCAGACAAAGTAGTATAGTAACGTTTGTTACCTGGAGCAATTTGAGCTTCTAATCCAGCACCTGTGTAAATTGTATTTCCACTAGCACCTTTTAAATCAGTTGTACCATTAGACTTAACGTTTGATTTACCAAACATTAACATGATCTCAATCTCATCCATAAACTGTTTCCAGAATTCCCACTCAGCATATTTTACCCAAGTTGAAGTTGTTTCATTAGTTTCAGGATTGTGCATCTTAACTACCATTACACGGCTGTGTGCAGCACCTGTAACTGAATACTTCTTACGTAAAGTAGACATGTAGTTTTCTAATTGTAATGGAGTAGCATAGTGAGTTTCACCAGAAGTACGTGAGTGATCATGTTCAACTGTATTGAAATCTTTAGATACTTCTTTACCAACAACTAATAAAGTAGCAGGTACATAAGAAGTTGGATCGCTAGATACTACCTGACATGTTAAAATGAAGTCAGAACCATCAAAATATGGCTCACCCATAACACGGAAAGAATATTGTGCGTCATCTGGTACTAAAGTATCACCTTCAGCAAACCATTTTTCACCTACACCAATTTTAAAAGTTGTAGAGTATTGACCAGGATTTGATGTAGCATCAAATACTGCACGTGTAATAGCGATAGCTTTACGGCTGTCACCAATTACATGCCAACGATATTGAATACCATCTAAGGCTTTGGCTTTTCCCATACCACCTGTTAGGTATGATAACGCATTCTTATAACCATTTTGACGGTTGTAAATACGGGTAATTACTTGAGAGGCGATAGCAGGTTCTGTTAAGAAGAAAGTTGACAAGTGTGTATCTTGAGTCAACCCTGCATGCCAGTTCATATTTGTTATTTGTAATGGACTTATTTGCATGGCAAATGTTTTGTTTTTATATTGTTAATTTAAATTAAATTCTGATCAATTGCTGTTTTGAATGCGCTGAATGGATTCTTACCATCTGTCTTCTTATCTTTGAAACCATCGCTAGTTCCTTTAGATACCTTACTACGTGAATCAGTAGTATTCTTCAACTTAGCTGCAAGTTCACTAGTTACCTTAGTTTTAACTTGCTTTTCTAACTTAGACATATCCCAGTTGTTCATTGCTAAATAAGCATATAAGAACTGAGAATCTGTATTAGTTTCATTGTGTGCTTGAAGTTTAGTCTTTCCTGATTTCTTATCAGGTTTGGTAATATAATCCCAAAGATCATCTTTAAGCTTTTTATTTAATTTGAATCCGTTTAATTCTTCCTTTTTATAAAGGTTATCTTTAAATTCATCCCATTCTTTATTAGCTTTAGCTTCTTGAGCTTTACGATATTCTTTTTGAGCTTCAATTAAAGACTGTTTACTTTCTTCTTCACTAGCAATTAACTTCTTATGAAGTTTCTCTGCTAAAGGACCTAGTTTACCTAAATCTTTTTTATCTTGAATCTCAGCATCAATATCTTCTTGATCCCAACCTGCTAGAGCATAAGCCTCACGGATTACTAACTCCTGATTAGGTTCTTTAGAAGGATCTACATCTTTCCAAGAACGTTGTTCATAATATAACTTATGGAACATACGTGGATCACCACCATTATCAACAAACTCAATGAACTTCTGTACATCTTCTGGATGAGAGCTTTTATAGCTTTCTATTCCAGTATTAATTGTGTTTTGAATAACACTTTTAAAATCATCTTCTGATTCTACCTTTTTACCTTCCTCTAGTGGAACTACTAAACCTTCTTCTGATAAATAAGAATAGAAGATATGTAGGTTGTTTTCCTCTACTGCTTCCTCTGTCTCTTCTTCTACCTCTTCAGTTTCCTCTGTCTCTTCAACTACAGATTCAGGTTTAGATACTTTAGGATCTTTTGTATCAACCTTTGATTTTTCTTTATCTTCAACCTTAGGTGCTGGTTTATCCTTTGTTTCTTCAACTTCATTTGTAACCTCTTCCTTCTTTTTAGGAGTTTCTATCTTTGGTGTATGTTCATCTTCAAACACCATTTCAAGGTTATCTCCAAAAGGAGATGATTTTGGATCCATCTTTAAAGCATCAAATGCTCCAAAAGGATTCTCTACTTCTTTTACTTCCTTCTTCTTTTCACTCATTTTACCCTTATTTAGTTATGTTTCCTTACTGTAATATAACACAATTTGTTATATTTTGCAAGTGTTTTTGTTTATATATATATGATAATAAGCTCTAGCTAATATAGCATTTATTTTTTTGTTAAAATTTTCAGAATGACTATTAGAGGTTAATTTAAGATAAATTATTGCTTTCTCTAAAGATTTTATGTTATCTTTAAATAATCCTAATGCTAAATTACAAGAGCTACAAAGTAGCCCTCTGACATGGTTAGTCTCATGGCAATGGTCTACTACTAGCTTTTTAGCTAGCTCAGACTGATGGGTGTTACATATTTTACACTTTCCTTCTTGATGCGCAAATAAAAAATTATACTCCTTTTGACTAATATTGTACTTATTATAATAGTTGGGTTTCTCTCTATGAGAAAGGTCTATCTTATATGACATTGTCTTTAAGTGGTATCTTTTACACTTATCACAAATATTATCTCTATCTAATTCATATTGAGATTTCCAATTCTTAGGACTAAAGTTCTCTGAATCTTGAGTCTTATGACAACATATACACTTCTTACCCTCCATTATTTTTTAGGCTTTGGTTTATGTTTGACCTTATATTTCTCTAAGGCCATCTTCTTATCCATCATTTCTTTATCAAGTTTAGCCTTCTTATTAGCCAGTTCTATTTGATTCTTATTTTGCACTTTTACCATCTCAAGCTTCTTATTCTCAATCTTTTCTTTAGAAGCTATCTCTTTGTCTTTAAGACTTAGTTCTTTCTTCTTAGTAGAATGATCATGGTGTAACTTGATTTGCTCAGAGAATGTCTGAGAAGCTAACTTACGCTCTTCTAAAGCAAGCTTACCTAACTCAAGTGGATCAGGGATACCATCTCCATCTTGATCTAAAGATTCTTGACCAATATAAGTATTTATTTCAGCTACCTGTAGTTTAGTTTCATTATTGCTATCTATCTCATACTGCTTAAGATCTCTATCTGCTTGTTTATCAGCCATTTGTTCCTGGTGAATTCTTTCAGCAGAATCAATCTGTTGTTGCTCCATAGACAATTGTTGATTTTGAGCATCCTGTGCAGCCTTACTAGCATCCTCATCAGCTTTTCTAAGAACTCTTAGTATATCTCTAGGTGAGTCATTTATTAATGAATCAGCTATTGCTGATAGTGTAACCTTATCACGCTGTAGTGCAACACTTAATAACTGTTTAAGATCATCTTTAAACTTATTATCTTTGTTAGCATAAGATACAAACACACTGAATTCTGAATCTTCAAATTCAAACTCTTCAAGATTCAACATCTCAATACTCATATCATCTAATACATACTGAGTAGTCAATCCATTTTTGTATGCTATTTTAGCTACCTCAATAATAGCTGTATATGCTCTACGCTTAACTTCCTGATGAGATTCAAATAAGTATTCTGTTACTATAGAAGACTGTGCTACTGATTTCTCTACATTACCTACAAGCTCATTAGTTTGGATAGACCCTAAACGCTGAGGTGTTACTCCAGATACAAAATATACTTGCTGTTTAATATAATCAAGCATATTAATATACTGTTGGATAGATTGAGCTAATGATAAATCAATAGCTGTAAACTGATTAAACTTTGAAAGTTGACCAGTAGCAGCACCTTTTTTACCTTCTTCAAAACTATTAACAAAAGAGATACCCATCTCATTCATGTAGTGGATCCAACGATCAATATCAATGCCATTAGACTCTGGTAATTGAGCTAAGTCCATTAACATAATCTTACCTTTATCTTTAGCAAAAGCTAATTCTAAACGGTAAGATATAATGTCATATAAATACTGATATGGTTTTAAACGATCTAATAAAGATACTGATTGTGAGTTTGTAGCTTCATAGATAAATCCTGTATAACCTAATTGACAATGATATGGATTATCCATTCTACGTCTTTGGTTAGGTTTAGGTTGAACACCTACATAAATATCTGTACCAATTTTAACACCTTCCCATGCTTCATTAATCCAAAACCATTCTACTTTAGCGTCAGGATATTGTTGTTTAAATAAAGGTAATTTAAAAGTTTCATCAATATCTTCTACAACAGTTTCTCCTATCTCATCTGTATAAGTAAGAGTACCTATTTTTTTCTGAGATATCCATTCTACACGTGAAACACGAATTGAATAATTATTTGAATTATTACCATTGTAAGCATTAGTTGGAGTTACTCCATCAAATACTGAATGACCATCCTTAATTGTGAAATGTGGTTCAAACCCACCTGCAGTATTAAAACTACCAAATGTACCACGAGTGTACTGTTCTATTTTTTCCAGGTCAGAAGAAGTTAACTCATCACCATATTCATCTAATATAGATGATGTAGTAAGCATACGTTCTTCTACTACTGCTACAGCATCATCTACAAATGTATGATCATCATCTAAAATGATAGTCATGTTAACTGGATTAACACGTCTCATCACAGGAGAACCATTAAGTATACCCACCCAATATATCTCTTCTCCAGAGATCAATGCGTCTTTCCAACCTTCTCTAAATTGAAGGTGTGTATTTAAACGCTTCTTAAGTACTTTAAGCATTTTAGCAGCTTTAGCTTCTATCTTGTCAGAAGGAGTTGTCTTCTCTGCCTTTAAAACCTCTTCTGGTTTAGGTGGTGGGTTATTAGGATCTATAGTAGAAGGATCTATTTGAGACATTAAATCTTGCTCAAGAATAGATACCATCTTTTTATGTAAATTTTCTGTCTTACGATTTAAGTCACTTGGTGCTTCAGATACTACAATATGATTGTCTGGACGCTTAGCTTCTTCTGAAATAAGAAAACGTAAACACTCAGATATAATATCATAATGTTGAAATCTTGTAGACCATGAGTTGTTCTGAATACCTAACGGGTTACAAATAGCTGCAACATCGTTATAAGACACTTTACCATTATATAGGTCATAATTGACTAGCTTACGAAATCTATCAGTTCTAATAGTTGTACCATTAGTATAACGATAGTTAGAATAGTAATTAATGCAAGATTTACCCCACTCTTTATCCTTTTGGGATTTAGGTAGTTTTTGTTGTGGTAATGAGCTAAAACCCATTGAATCATAATTTATATCTTCACTCATTTTCTAAAAGCTTGGGAAATATTTTTATTATTATATAGTTGTGTCTTCTTGTACAAGTTATCTAGATACTCAGATGTTCTTGTTTTAACATTTAATGATTCATTAACATGTTGTCTATGCATTTCTTTTGTTTGTAATATACATAACATGAATGCGATAGCTCTATCAAAGTTACCTTCTTTATCATAAGATACAAGTTCTTTTAATAGAGCAATAGATTTGATGGTATGCATATTAAGTATCTTAACACCATCTTCTCCTGTTCTTTCATCATATAACCACTGCTTGAGATAAATCTCACATTGGTCTTTGATTTGCTGACTCATGTGTATACCATAAGTACGGTTAACACGTGATTCTTTTATAAAATCTTTTAAGATTTGTGGAGTCTCATATAAATAATGGAGACTATTCTTCTGTTCAAAATATCCCTTGAGACCCTTTAAGTTATTCTCATATAAACATCTTGCATTATAAAACACACACAGCTTTCTGCAATTCTCATAAAAGTCATCTGCTCTTTCTGGTCTACCAGTATATTCAGCAACTATTATATCATGTGTTTTATCTGCTTGATAAAATCTCTTGTATATAAAGAAAGATCCTAATGATGTACTAGTATCTGCTTTATCCTGATCATATGGATCACATCCTGCAACATATAGACCATAAGGAATTTGCTCATTTACTTTTTCAGGTAATTCCCAAGTTACTATACATCCATCTTTTTTATTCTCTGCTTTAACAGGGAAGTCTACAATTTGTTCTAGAGTACCATCTGGTCTCCAAACCATTTCATTGTTTTCACCATATACTAAAACTCCTGTTTGTGCTTCACCACGTAAAGAAGGTAATGTTTCTACTTTACCTAACCATTCTAACATTTCTGGTCCAGCAAACAGAGTACCTTTATTTCTCATAAAGGCTTCTTTATATGTTAGAGGAAACTGTGTAATTACTGAGTGTAAAGCTTTTGAATCATTACCACCTTTAGCACATTCACGCAACCACATGATATCATCATATGCTGCTTCTTCATTAGAATTTCCATCTTCATCAACCATTGGTTGTTTATACCACTTTGAATGTGGATTCTCACATACTCCCCATCTACCTCTTGTAGATATAGAGAAGTATCCAATTGTGATTTGAGGATTCTCTGGATCTAGAAATTCTAAACAGTTATACTTTCTAGGATTTGTAAACATCTCAAAGAAGTATTGACATCCTGCTTCCATATCACCAGATGATCCAAATATAATCGCACTTCCTGTCCAACTAGAACCATCTTTAATAAGTGGTTCAGAGAAACCATAAGTCTCAATAATGTTAGGGAAGATACCTGCCTCATCTAAGATAAACCAAGATGCTGACTTACCAGTTGCTGCAGTAGATTTATCTTTAAAGGTTACACTTTCTAAACTTGATTTATAACCTCTCCAAACATCTACTCCACCAACTTTTACTTTATATCTTGCCATAACATAATCCTTTAAATCAGGATTACGTTGTTTTCTAAACTCTGTAGAGTTATTAATGTGATTACTATAATCTAAAGCAAATCCCATAGTCTGTTCAGAATAAGCACCTAAGAAAGCACCTATAATACAACGACTATCTGGATAAAAGTAAAACTCATGCATACATAATGCTGCAGCTCTGTATGACCAACCTTGACGACGACCTTTTACACCTTCAATGTTTTTACCATTCATACGTGCGTAGTCTACCATCCAGAAGTAATCATAATCCAAATCTACGAACTTAGGAAAATCTTTTACTTTACTTATTCTACCTCTGTTATCTTTATTTTGTCTTAAGATAGGACAAAAGTTTAGATAGAAGAAATGTATACCTGTAATACTAATCCCCGCAGAATTAGTCATACCATTAATACACTTATCTTTTATATCCTTCCAAAACTCTACATACTGTAAAGTACCTTCAGGTAAATTAGTGTAGCACTGATTTAAACGAAAGTAATCTGCAAGATAAGTAAACTCACTAGTCTTAGTGAACTTTTCTACTTTAGGTATATATGGATTTTCTAATTTAAGCATTATTCTTAGGATCCTCAAACATTCCTACTGTAGCATTACCACGTACTTTGGTATTACCTACTGTTTCTTTTTTACATATTTCCATTGCAGTGTTTACTGAATTCATCAGCATTGGTAATCTTTCAATAAACTTAGCAACTTTATCTATATCATCTGTATCATAATCTACCTTACGTAGATATGTATCCATCTTATTTATTGCAATTATAGTAGCTTCTAACATACGCATAGAAGGAGTTTTATTTAACTCTTCGTATGATATAATAGCAGCTTGTATTTCTTTATCTACTTTAAATGATGAATCATTAAGAGCATATTGTTTAATAAGCCCCTCTCTCTGGTCAGGAGGGTGTATGTAAAAGGGGCTATTGAAGTCTGAGAAATAGTAGACATATGATATGTCTTTATAGGCTTGATCTTTTGTTTTAGATTTATCACGTGACCAGAGAGTCTTAAAGAATGATAAGCCTATCGCTTCAGGAGATATTTTTATAATATTGTCTTGTAGTTCAATTATCCTCATAATTTATTTTTGTGGATTCTTGTGGTAACGCACCACATCCCTATGCTTTTCAAGCATATGCTTCTACTTAGTTAGCTTAGAACCCGTGTTTCTTGTTTAAATCACCTAAAAAAGATGTTCCTTCATTTACTCCAAATACTTGGATTGTTGGTTCAAGAGCTTTAATACGTTCATCCATCTTTTCCATATAAGCAGCATAACCACCTATACCTTCTCTAATCTCCTCTAACATATCCAGAATGTTTTGTTGTCTAGCCCATAATTCTAATACAGCTTTTCCAACATGAAGTTTACCACCTTCTGAATTACGTTCTAAAAACTCTGATGCTTTATTATTTGCCATCTTTAAATTTAAAAAATTCTTTATTTAAAAATCCTGTTAAGTATGTATATGCTTCTTCATTCTGACTATTAAACTTTAATCCTCTTTCAGTAAGTACATTAACTACTGCATGTAGAACTTCGTGTGTAATAGCATCTATCTCTTTATACTTATCACTATTCTTTTTAATAATAATATAAGTATTAGATTTCTTAGCTGGAGTATCATCTTCTACATGAAAACAATAACCACTATATCCACCACTTTTTAATATACTTACATCTTTATCTGATAATTCTTCTGTCTTAGCAAATTCAGATATAGCATCATAACTGTTACTATATACAAAGATTACTCTAGCAGAGTAAACAGGCAACTCAAATTCTTTTGTCTTTATTATACTTTTTGCCATAACTTGCTTTTGCTGCGTAACCTAATATTTGATAATCTCCAATCTTTCTTTTAACTTCTTCTATTGTATAAGGCACTTTCCATTGTTCATTTTCATAACATAGAACAGAGTATTTCTTTACTACTTTACCTTGGTCTCCTATATAACTCTGATAAGTTAGTTTACCACTGTCAAAAGATTTAATAATCTCAACATCTTTTTTAACTACAGTTTTCTTTTTTAAAGTCTTAGTAATATCTACATAGACTATAAACTCAACTACCATTTATTCTTAGGACATTTAGATTGAGGACTACGTGTTTTAGCCACTAAAGGACAACCACATTCCTGACATATTTTGTTAACATTGTGTGGACACTCTGCACATATAGTAGCTCTCTTCAAAGCCATCTCTTCAACAGCTTTATCTGTAAAGATTACATTCTTCCAACCTGCAACAATTTCCTCTAATTTACTTTTTACTCCCATTGCTATCTTCTTCTTTAAAGTTGATAATAATATGATTTTTATTTCTATCAATAGAATAGCTATCAAAGTCTTTATGAACTTCTTCACAATATTTTCTCAAAGAACGACTTGTTACTACCTCTATCTTATAGTGAAGTTGAACCTTCTCTATAAAATCACTATATCTTTCCAATAGATTCATTTTCCTTCTTTTTATTTTTTACTTCCAGTTTCTTTCTAAAACTAGTAGGATAAAACTTACCTAAGTATATACAACTTATTGTTTTACATTCCTTATTAGTTATTACTCTTTCAATTAATCTAAATTGAGAAGCTACTATTTTACTTATCTCAAACTTAGAGATTCCATATTTAGAATACAGCTCTTCAATTATTTCTTCATGAAGGTCTTTATTCATATGGTTGAAATTCTACAGTTATCTTATTATCAATAGTAAATTCTTTAACTCTAGGATTTAGAGTAAGTACTTTACTATCTTTAGGGAAAGATATAATACTCTTATCTGCTAACTTCTTAATATAATTATTAAAATTATACGTACTCATCTTAAGAGTGTTTTTTAATACAGATCTATTATCACTTGTAAGTTCTAATAGATTCATATCCAACATTGCTGCCACTATCTCTAATTCAGAGTTAGTAAGATTCTTAAGAAAACAATTAAGCAAAGTCAACTTAGCTTTGTTATTGTTTACTATCCTCACTGGTACTTTTAATTCCATCTTCCTTTAATTTAAAAATCTCTTCTTTTTGTACAGGAGTTAATTTACCCAAATCCACTCCAAATATAATTTTATCACCAAGATCTATTTCAGTAAACTCAACACCAAGACTCTGTAGTTTTGTTTTGAATTCCTCATATCTCTTCACCTTATCTTCCATATAGTAAATATAATCATTTTTGTTATATTATCCAAATGTATATTATAACTAAGTTTGTTATAGACTGAACATAGTATTCCCCTTTAGTTTTGACATTTAATGATCCTGTTTCAATAGTTCAGTGTTTAGCCCCAATCTTACGATTGTCTGGAACCTTTGTCCTGTTATCTCAGGAGCCTACTTCATAGCTTATGGTCCAGCTAACTATATCCTCATTTAATCATCTTTCAGGAGTATCGGAGAAACCTCTTTTCACCTCTAAGGGCTACTCATACTATCCAACTTCTAAGCCACTACCTAATTACTTCATGGCTGGTGTATAGTCAATACTATACCTCCTTATTGTAATATACGATTAATTTATGACTTATGCAAATTTATTTTCATAAAGTATATCTATCTCCAGGAGTATCCTCATTAAAGTCATCTCCTCCATATAAAATCTTCATAACCTTTTCTCTAGCTTCTTGAGCTATTAAGGTTTGATTTAACTGTTCAAAGTATTCACCTGTTCCTAGGTCATCATTATATTTCTTACATTTAACTCCTGTCTTAAGATATAAGACTTTCTTACCGTCTATCTCTAGAACACCTTTAATCTGACTGTCTTTAAAATTCTTACTTATTGTGTTACTCATTAGCTATTAGTCTTTAATAATTCTTCTAATTGAATATCTCTCTTATCTGGATCTGAATCTAGTTTATCATATTCCTCCATAAGTAATACTTTAATATTTATACCATCAGATATTCTTACAAATCCTGATGTAGGTTTATGAAACTCTTTAATAATCTCTTTTTTACTTTGACTCATACTTCCATTTAATATTCTGTGTGTTTAAATATATACCTCTTTTAGCATTCTTCATAAATAAATCATATTCTCTTTTAGATCCGTTAGTAGTACTTACAGATACTTTACAACTATTTTTATTAATACTTAAACTAAATACTTTATAGTCTTCAGATTTATTAATTTTAATTATACTACCTGAATTATCTTTATCTATAATATTATTGCGTGTCCAATAAGAATCTGTACCTGATATATAACTTGACATTTGATTTTGAAAATTATTATATCCTTGTTGACCTGTATATGCAACCCAAGTTGCACTATTAGTATTAGTTGTAGTATACAAACTGTCCATAACTTGTCTAATATCGTGTTCTGTTAGAGTACTACTATAACCTGTTCTATTAGAATTCTCTAACTGAGCTTCTAATCCTGATCCTTGAGTAAGACCTGACCCCATAATATAATCATTAGGATCTATTCTTCTTATTTCTGGATCTCCGTTAGAATTTATAAAAGTTTGAATCATAGAACTTCCGTATAAAAATTGATCAGTAAGAGCTTGATTAAGTATATTACTAAGACCGTTAAATGATCCTGCTTCTTCAGATATAATATTACTCATTGCATTTCCATTAACAAATGAGGTGTTTCTTTGTATACTCATGTTATTTGTATATCCTCTACTTGTTTCAATCCATTCATTATTTACTAATCTTTGATGAACCCTCATTCCCTCATTATTATCTATATTTGCTCCAAGTTCAGCAAATCTGTATTCATTAACTCCTAAACTCATATCACTTATTGCCATATTGTAAAGATAGGTAATTATTTTGTAACTACCAAATTTTGTTTAAAATAATTTTGGATATTAATTCTTACCCAATCCATATAATTTGGGGAATCAGATATAGAAGGTTCTATTAGATTTCTATATTCCTTATTTGTTAAAACAGTAGAGTTTTCACCTAGTTTAATGGTAACTTGACCTCTTACTGGTGTGTTGAAAGATAGTGTTATTTTTTCCATAGTACAAATATACAACTTTTCTATTAATATATATAGCATTTAAATGTTAAATTTTTAATATTTTTTGTAAAATTTATTGTGTAAATTAAGAGATGACCCTCCCTCTAACCCTTCCCCCCACTAAACTTTGACTTGAAAACCAACTAATTTAAAATCCAAGTTCAACTGAAATTATGGAAAATGTAACCAAACTTATTGACTATGCTAAAGCACAAGGTGCTGTTAGTATTGTAAAGGTGAAAGGCCCAAATGGTGCTTTTATGAGCTTATTGATGGCTGATGGTAGCAAGAAGACTATGCCTGTTGGGAAGAAATCTCAAGAGGGTAAGCTTGCTGACTACAATGTGCTTGTCACTGATGATGGTGTTGCTATTGCTACTACCAACAACTATGTGGAGCAGGAGTCTATCGCACTGTAACTTACTGGGACACACACTATTGGTGTGTGTTCCTTAGTTTAAATATATTATCAGAGTAATTAACCAACACTTAAATATATAATCATATGATAATCATTATTAACAAGGTTAAACATACCATTTGGAATGGTGTGATTATACCACTTGTAGATTTCTTAGAGATTAAGGATCAACAAGCTTAAGATATACATGTCAGTCTGTCAGTTATTCCACTTGAATGTAGGGATGATTGACAGATTGTCAGGTTATATGTCACATGTATTCATATATTTGTGACTTAATTATGATATAAAGTGTTGACTGTCAAGAGGATACACTAACACACCTATTTTAACCCTATTTCCAACATATGTCATTTTGGCATTCTATTATATAAATATAGCATTATTAATCATTTAATACTCAGAAATTATGGACAAAAAGATATTAGAACTAATAGCAATTGTTCATGATAATTATGAACATATTCAGCAGTTAGAGACATTAGCTACATTATTAGAGGATAAATATCCTCAAGAGGCTATAGTCGCTAAAACTACTCAAAATAGTCATTATGGATATACCATGTATACTAGTAAAGAGTTACAAAACCCTAACAATCATATTGATAAGCATATAACTATAGATAATGAATATTATCATGCAACTAAAAGACATGGTACAGATTTAGAACCTAAAACATTTGCTTGGGAATATTATGTAAAGAATAAGAATAAATAACTAATAAGAGTGGTAGCAACATCACTCTTTATTCTTTTCCCTTTACAAAACATACAAAGACTGGGTGTGCGTGCGAAGCACGCTACACTTGTTCTACTACAACATTCATTTATTATTAACCA